CAGAAGGACCTAATCGGAAGAGTCTGCATTAACTGTGGATCTGAAGAAGACATTGAATACCATCATGTAGTTCCGCTTTGTAACGGAGGACATGATGTCATTACGAATGTAGTTCCTCTGTGTCATGCGTGCCACTGGCTTGCGCATGGTGGGAGTGATCTCACAAGGTATAAGAGAGATAACGGCAGGTTGAACGGGAAGCGTCCTCCGAAATGCAGTGATGAAGAAGCGTTTGCAGCACTTGACCTACTTGCAGCTGGGCAGATCGGAAACGCTGAGTGTAAAAAGCGTATGAACCTGTCAAACGCAACGTACCCAAACAACACGGCTCAGTACAAACGGTGGTGCGAATTGCGTGGCATAAAATCCATGCGCACGGACTATGATAATGTTGCTGTTAATTCTCCAACAAATATGACTTCCGGGTATCCTGTTGGCAGAATACACTATAACGATGGTTCCGTAGAACTCATTAGGTTTAGCGGATGCGATCTCAATAGCACGGTTTATACGTATAGAAATGCTATTGGTCCGTTCAGAAAACCATGCACCCTCAAACGTGCCTTGAATATGTTTGAAGCTGAAAAAAATAAGAAAGCATGGAGTAAGAAACGTAAAGAGTTTCTCGAAGCTGCGGATGAAGAACAAGGAGCCTGAGGTAATGGCTAGTCTACCGGATGTAGTAAAAGTGAATATAGAATTTTCTCCCAGTAACCTGGCTGAAGCTGTTGTAATTATTCGCACTACCCTCAGAAATGACGATGCCATGTACGGTGCCTGGGTAGCATCCGTTGAAAGCTGGCTGGAGCAGACACATGAAGTAACCAGAAGTGGACTGGCTAGAGCGTTTGTGGATTGGATCGCAGGAGATGATGTGCCGAGCGGTCAAGACGTAGAGGGTTCAGATGACGTTCTTCCTTGACCGGGATCTTCTCGGAACTGCGATGAGATATGACTAAAAGATACACCCTGAATTGAGGTAATGCCCCGTGAATGTTTTGAGATACCTAGCACTGATCCTAGATGTAGCACACTTTACGACATTGTTGTACTTCGTGTTGCCTCTGAAGTGGTCGTATGAAGCAGATCGTATGAGCATCGTGGGATTTGGCATGATGCTCGGAGCGATTGCACTGAATGTGTTGCTTCTTATGTTTGCTAGATTTTGATGGTGAATATATTGCTTCTTAGTTAAACAAAGACCAAATAGGATGTTAAGCATGGATATTGATTTAACAACAAAAGAGGAAATTAAATTTAGATTTAATCAGTTGTGCGCATGTTTTGCCATACTGGTCAGAGATAAGACAGAACCTAGGAGCGTATATGCAGAACTGTTCTATGTGGCAAATGCTCTTAAAGAAAAGTTCTGCCCTCAGTGATTTAAGTAACACTTCTGCGAGGAAACAACATGATTAGACAACTATTGGCGAAGTTCAGACGTCACAAAAAAGAAGAACCCAAAAAAGAAACATGCGATTATTGCAAGCATCTTTACTACAACAGTGACGGCTCTGTATCTTGTGATTCATCATTTGAAAAAGCCTGTCTGACAAGTGGTGTAAGAATGTTCAAAGAACTGACGTAAAGCGCACTTTTGTTCGCCAGATTTTAACTTACCAACCAGCCGTTTAGCCTCCGGTTTTCCTTGTTCCTCTCTTGTACCGGTGGTTATGCCTGATAGAACCTTTTCCTTTCTAACAGAGGGTGGGGCTACTGCCATTGCCCCATCCCGTGCCGATGTAACTCAGATGGTAGAGTAGTTGCTTTGTAAGCATCCTGTCGCAGGTTCGAGTCCTGCCATCGGCTTTGTCGAAGTGTAGCTCAGTCGGTTGGAGCGTTCGCCTTATAAGCGATAGGTCGATGGTTCGAGTCCATCCACTTCGATTTTGACCGTGCTTTTCCATGGATGTGCGGTCACAATATGTTTAGGTCTGATGTAGCTCAACGGAAGAGCGGTACTGGTGGTTCGCCCAAGGTGCGTTAGTTCTGTAACCGGTGTTTCTGGATTGATCAACCAGATTAGTACTACGGACGTGCAGGTTCGACTCCTGCCATCAGGCTTTCCGGCCGGTCACGCCTCCCCACTGACCGTACCCGGTGTATCTTCGGATCGTCTGCCACAGCCAATTATGAAGATAAAGCAGGCGGTCCGAGCCATAGGTCTTCTTCCCCTCACAGAGATCTAGGTCGGGATGTAGTTTATCTTAGTAGAACACGGTGAGCGTTAGGACGTTGTAAAAAAACTCTGTCACCTCGTTTCTGATGCGATGACCCGAAAAGATGGTGCAAGTCCATCCATCCTGCTGTCGTTATGGAGTGGTGAGGCAGGTTTTTTTCATTTTTCCCTGTTTCACCAGTGAGTATGTTTTGTCATGCGTACTCACGATGACGGTGCTGCTTTTTTGAGTCTTTTTACAGCATCGCCATCCCTGGCTGCGGTTCTCCTTTCCTCATACTTTTTTCTTCCGTGGCTGGCCATGATGAACCCTCCATTACATGCTGGACCATTGGTCCCTTGGTCTGCCACACCACCTAAGATAAGCGTGTGGCATTTTTGTAGGTACGTTTACAAGAAACGGAGAAACAGCTATGAAGAAAACCATGATAGCAATTCCATGCATGGATATGGTGCATAGTGCCTTTATGGAGAGCCTGCTCGGAATGCGTAGGGAAGAATGCATGATAGCCATTGCGAGATCGTCTCTTATATATGATGCACGCAATCTGCTGGCGCAGAAAGCAGTCAAGGAAGGGTATGACAGGATCCTTTGGTTGGACAGTGACATGATGTTTCATGGGGATCTGTTTTACAAGCTAAGTGAAGACCTGGATGCCGGATATGGGTTTGTTTCCGGGCTGTATTTCACCAGGAAGGGACCGGTGAAACCTGTTGTGTACTACGAAACAGGGTACGAAGAGCTTAACGATGGTTCTGGACAGTACAAGACGTATACAAAGAGTGTTGATGACTATCCGAAGAATACAATCTTCGAGATTGCAGCCTGCGGTTTTGGTGGAATAATGATGGAAACATCGATTGTCGCAGAAATGTATAAGAAATTTGGAGCACCGTTCTTTCCGATATCTGGATTTGGTGAGGACTTATCATTCTGCCGTAGATGCTCTGAGATGGGCGTGAAGATGTACTGTGACTCTAGGATAAAGCTGGGGCATGTGGCTCAGTATGTTGTAGATGAAGATATGTATCTTTCCGGGGATAGGATAAGGATGTGGGATTAAACTATTGCAGTGTAGAGTAATTGTTTAAGTATGGGGTGTTAACTTGAGCATGAAAAACGTTGTAAATGGATCTATCGTATCTGGTGGGGTCGTTAGTGCCAAGATAGATGAATACATATCGAAGAATGGATGCAATCCGAACTATATCATCATGTCTGGTTCAACTGCATCTATGATGGAGGCAGCCTCCGGTAGCGTAATCAGCCGGTCGATAGAGAAATACTCAGAATTCCGAGGTGTTCCGGTTGCTATCTGCAATAGATTGCGTATCGGAGAGTTCGAGATAGTATAAATATGTTTCATGAGCGCCCTGAGCGCCACGTTGGTGACCATGGGCGAACTATCTAAAAATCTAGCTATAATCGAAAAACTTCATAAGACAGGTCTCTCCACGCTGAAGCATGTGTCGATGCTGTACGACATGGCACTGGCGATCAGGGGCGATGACCTTGACCGTGCTATCCTGGAGATGAAGACGGTCAAGATGCAGTCATCCGTGCTTACTAGAACGGACGGAGAGGACGCTGTAGAGCTTTACTGGAATTCTATGCTGTTCCTGGCTCAGAACAGGCAGGTGGACGAAGGACTTATCTACCTGGAGCGGTATAGATTGCCGGAAGACAGGTTCTATCTTCCGAGAAGAAGAGTCTTCCGTAAGCTAGGCATCACGCAGGCATTGCAGAGGCTTGTAGATGATGAGATAGATATTCTCACATTGTCGTTTCCTCCCGGAACCGGAAAAACGACCTGCGCAGAGATGTTCCTATCGTTGTGGATCGGATGGGATCCTGATGCGTGCAATCTGTTCTCATCACATTCCGGCCATGTAACCAGGATGGTATACGATGTCCTAAACAACATCATTGGAGCGGACTTGAAGAAAGGGCAGGTTCCTGAGTATGCATGGAGAGAAATCTTCCCTGATGTTCAGGTGCAAGACATCAATGCAAAGGAAGAAACAATAAACCTTGGTAAGTTCAAGCCGTTCAAGTCTATAACCTTCCGAGCCATAGGTGCGTCACAGACAGGTGTAACACGTGCAGATGGGCTGTTATACTGCGATGACTTGTGCAGCGGTATTGAAGAGGCACTGTCAAAGCAGAGGCTTGATAAGCTGTGGCAGAAGTACACGACAGACTTGAAGACTCGTAAAAAGGGTGGACGTAAGGACCCTAAGACCGGAAAATATCATTCAGTCAAGGAGCTTCACATCGCAACTAGGTGGTCGGTGTGGGATGTAATAGGCAGGATACAGAAGCAGTATCTCGGAGATGAAAAATGCGAATTCATCTCTCTGCCGGATATCGATCCTGAGACCGGCGAGAGCAACTGGGAGTATGAGTACGGTGTTGGCTTTGACCGGCAATACTTCGAAGATATCGAGGCCACGCTGGACCCGATTACTTATAAGTGCCTGTTCAAAAATCAGCCTGTTGAACGTGAAGGTCTGCTGTTTGAACCGGATATCCTGCGTAGGTACGATGAACTGCCGGAGGGTAAGTATCCTGATGCCATCATGGCATTCCTGGACCCGAAGGGAACGGGGCTGGACTACAACTGCCTTGGAGTTTTCTTCCAGTATGGCGATGACTACTATATGGAAGATGTGGTATTCCGTAACATTGATCCTTATGTTTTGGATGACCTGAACGCAGATTGCCTTGTCCGAAACAATGTGCAGATATGCCAGGTTGAGTCAAACAAAGAAGGTGTACGGACAGGAGATAGTATCCAGGAGAAGGTTAAGACACGTGGTGGTAGATGCGTCATTGAGAAGAAATTTGCTACCACAAATAAGGAGACTCGCATCATTGTGAGCAGCCCCTGGATAATCAATCATGTGCTGTTCAAGAAGCCAAAGTCCAGTGACAATCCTGATGGATATGCTCCTAACAGTGAATACGGACAGTTCATGTCTTATCTCACATCATACAGCCAGCTTACCAAGAATACCCATGATGATGCTCCTGATATGGTTACTATGCTTGCTATTCACGAAGGAGCAGATGGAGATTCGATAACCGCAGCTATACATGGAAGTGTTTTCTGATGAGGACAACGATGCAAAAATCACTACTTGCAGAATATGAGGACGCATGCAGGCTAGTTGAAGAAACGGAGCGAGATCTTCGGATACTTCGACAACGGCTAGAGGCAACTGCATCAGATATCGTTAAGGGATCTAATCCAAACTATCCGTATGAGGCGAGAACCTTCCATATAGAGGGACTCGACTATGCGATGTATACAAAACCGGAAGAACTGCGCAGGCTAGAAACCATCTTGACTGAAAGAAGGGAAAAGGCGAAGCAGTGCCGTCTTGAAGTAGAGTACTGGATAAACAATGTGCCTCCGAGGATTGCACGCATCGTCCGGCTTAAATACTTCCAGAGATTAGGCTGGACCGATGTGGCAATGCAGGTTGGATGTGGCAGTGGGGATGCTGCACGAATGGAACTTAACAGATATTTGACGGCAACCAGTTAAAATGAAAGAAAAATGACGGAAATCCTGCAAAAAGTGTTGACAGGTTCGGAATGTTCGTGTAGCGTCAATAATGGAAACGAATATAGTAAGAAGCGGCCTTTATGTGCCGCTCTTTTTTTACGCTTAAAACGGACGGCGAATATGAAAGAGATTGATTTTAGGTGTGCCAATTGTGCAAGGCTACTTGCCAAGACATCTGGCGATACCGAGATTAAATGTCCGAGATGCGGAGCAATCAACAGGTATTCCGCCGAAACCGGACAGATTAAGTGCATTCCAAAGGACAGACGTAACAGGGTAACCTCTTCAGGGCTATCGTACTAAGGTGGTGATCTTATGGCAGGTGCATACCTCAAGCTGAGAGAGTTAGAGCTACTCGGCAGGAAAAGAATATACACAGATGCTGATGAGATTACTCCA